TTAATATGGTCTGGAAAGTCAGTACTTGTTCTCATACCGGAAGTTCCTTGATTATTCATTTGAGCATTTCCTAAACTTCTTCTTTCTTTATGTTCATCTTTCATGTAGTAATTAACTAAGTCAAAAATTGCTAGTTTTAAATCACTTGGACACTCTGAATAGCCTGCGTTATAAGTAATCTTTACGCTTCCTACTCCTCTTTTCCAAGAGATTGGATTACCACTTTTATTTGTTCTTATAATTGCGTCACTCTCTAAATCAACATAATATTCAAAATCTGTAGTTGTTAATGTTTCATAAGCAACTCCATATTGTGACCTTTCTTGTACTATATCAACGTTAACTAACGGACTTTCACTCATTGTAATGGTGGTAGTGTAGTTGTCATTGATTGTAAATGTCTCAACTTTATCTGTAGAATAATAATCTACAAAACTTGTGGCACAGTACTTCTTAACTAAATCAGATACCAAAGGTATCATAACAAATAGACGATCGTCATCCTTCTCTCCTCGGAGTCCCTCTGCGTCTTTATATTCATTTACTGTTATTAAGTCTGCCATAATTAAAAGTGTGGGGATTTTAGGAATCCCCACGAAAACCATAATTAGCTATTAACTAGCTTTATATTGTAGTGCCCAAGCCGAAGTAGCTGCATTGATCATATCAGTGAAGCCAAGTCTTTGTGAAGCCACAAGAACTCTTCTTTGGTTAGCAACTTCGTAATCTGACTCGATAGTCATTCCTCTTAAACGAGGCATTACGTAGTTTCTTGGATTAACAGCGATCGAATGGAAAATTCCAACTCCCGGTGTTTTGAACTCATCACACATTAATACTCTAGAACCGAATACTGAGCCAATTTCACCAGTCAATTTAGTAGCCTGGTCGCCAACTAAGTTAGCATCTTGGAATTCAGCATCTTCTAGTAATTCATAATATCCTCTCTGAGAAACGATGTAAATCACTTCTGAAGCATTGATACCATATTTACCCATATTCTTTCTAGCACCTAACAACTGAGCAGCTGTTAAAGCGTCTGAAGCGTAGGCAGTTGCTGATTGAGTCTTGTTAGACCCAGCCATAGTTACTAGACCTTCAAAAGAAGCTCCACCTGTACCGTAAACGCCGTCTGCATGGTTACCCACTAGCATGGCTTGTTCAACCGCTCTAGCGTGAGATCTAACCATTGATTCTCTAATTAAAGGAAGAATCGGTAAGATTGCATCTTCTTCAGTCTCATTACCTAGGTAAGATTGTGAAATTAATTTTTTAGTTGAAAGGGTTCTTTCAGTTAAATCTACACCACCAAAGGCTGAACCGTAAGTATCTCCTCTTTCGGCTAAGTTACCATGAGCTCCACTAATACCTGAAGCTGTTTGAGCTGAAGCGAATTCAGCATAACCACTATCTGGTAAGATTGGGATAATCATGTTGGCAGAGTTCATTGAGATCTCTCTGAATAGAGGAGCCAAAACTAAACTGTTTTGGATATCTCTTTCAATATTGGTTGAAACAAGTTGTTCAAAATCAGCTGATGAAACTTGAACACCTGATTGCGTGTTTACTTTTTCCATTACTGATTTAGATAAGTCTGTGTCCCATCCTTTACCTGTTGCTAGACCTGCAAATTTAGCATCCATTACATCTTCTGCAAAGGATTCTTTCCAGTTGCCTGATCCTGTTCTATCACCGAAGTGTCTTTTCGACTCACGAATACTCATGATTTCTGATGATTTTTCTACTAGTTGAGCTTCAAGTTCTTTAACTACTTTGCTAAGATCTTCTTGCTTTTCGTTAACTCTTTTCTCAACATCTGAGATGAGCCTTTCAGCTCCTGTAATAACGCTAGTTACTACTGTTTTTTGTTCTTCCTGTTTAGCTTCTTGAGCAGTTTTAGTTTCAGCTTCTAAAGATTCTGCTTTTTCAACAGCCTCTAGATTAGCTTTTTCTTCAGCTGCTTTTGCTTCTGCTTGTTTCATTGCAATAGATGTCGCAGTTTTTTCTGCTACTTCTTTTGCGAATGCTTCAAGGTCAAAGCCCGCTTCAGGAGTCTTCTTTTCTTCTGACATTTTAGTCTCCATTTTTTGGGATTTCTCCCCGCTTGGCTGCTCAATTTTAACAGCGTCTGCTGCTGCGTTCGAGTTAGCCTTTATAAATTGTTTTTGGAATTCTTTGTATTCATCCATATTATCAAATGATTTTGCAATTGAAAACGTTGCCGCTTGATTACAAGGTACTGATACTACAGAAACTTCAAAAAGTTCCGCATCCTTTATTTTGTATCCATCTGTTTGAGTCATATATTCTGCGTCTTTAACTTTAAAGCCGACAGAAAACGCCCCAAGGACACCATCTTTAATAAGATCTTTTACTTCACCTGCTGCTTTTGATATCTTTGCAGATATTTCCAAGCCTTTATCAGTTACGACTACATCAGTAGCGCGACCGATTGGTTTATTATAATCATGGTTAAAAAGGATAATTGGATTACCTTTGAAGTTATTCAACCCGCCGGACTTTGTCCATGCTGCGGCTTCAATTATGTCGCCTGCACGATCTAAATCTATTGTGCTTGCTGAACCTTTGATTTCTAAAGAACCATCTTCTAATTCACCTAACGTTTTTAACGTTGATGACCAATGAAAGATTTTATCTGACATTATTTCTCTCCTTTCACTTTAGGAGTCTTAGGAGTCTTTACGACTTCTTTAACTTCTTCTGCTACTTGGATAGGATAACGTTTATTCATTACAGAAAGAACTCTAGTCCAAGAACCCCATTGTCTTCTCAATAGGTAGTCTTTAACTGGAACTTCTTTTCCGTATGATTTGTAATCGGGTAAGCTAATAGTATTCACGCCTTTACTGGCGACGAATTCTGAAAGAGCTTTTACCATCATATCTTTTGTCATATTTATTCCTCTGTTTCTTCGGGTGGTCTTCCACCTTCTGCTGGATTTGCCGCTGAACCTGCGATATTTGCAGGAACTCTGGGTGTATCGAATCCGTCAATCTTCTCAAGACGTAACGCCTCCCTTGCTTCATTCGGTGTAAAAATACCCGTGTTTACAAGTGTGGCAAAATACGCTGCTTGGTCTTTTAATTCAGGTTGAAGTGCAGGAATTCCTGATACTTCTTCGTCTAATTTAAAACCGAAGAACCTCTCGAAAGCACATGCAATCTTATTTGTGATTGGCATTATGGTTTCTAAATAATAAAGACGGTGATTAGGGCGAATGTTCGCATTATTCCCGCCATCCATTAAAATTGGTGGTATTCCTAAAGCTTCTAGAATGATTTTCTCATTCGCTTTAATACCATCTTGAAAGTCTAGATCTTTGAAGTTTACTTCAGTTAGATTCTCTACTTCTAAACCGCCATCTAAAAATAACGGTCGTCTGCCACCTGACTGTGGATTGTATCTCGCAACCCAAGATGATAGCATTCTTTCTTTGATTTTCTCAGAAAGAGTGTTTGGTGATTTAAGTACTAGTCCAGGAACTGCTCCGTTTTTGAAGAAGTTATCTTGGAAGTTTCTCATACTACCTAGTAGTTGCATTGTTCTAAATGCAGGCTTAAGTCTAGGCACTCCTCTATAAATGGAGTTAAAACTGTTTTCTTTAATGTGTATAATCTCACTAGGACTATAATCAATACTGTGGTCATACGTAAATTTCTCTATGTATGTGTTATCATCAGTAACAATAGTCACATGGTCTGCTGGAAGATGGTACAGATGTGCACCATCAAAGTATACAAATATATTTCCATCAATCAATAAGTCAATTATAAGATTTCTTTTAAAAGTACTTACATCTTGAAAAGGGTTTGGCTGAGTATTTAGTAGTAAGTCAACTTTTGATCTTCTTATTCCTTTATATACACTATCCATGCCTTTAATTGCTTCACCAACATCAAAAGGTATTTCCGCAGAATCATCCACTATCATGTTGACTGCTCGGTTAACTACTTCTAATTGCTCGTATGCGTTTCTATAATTTGTAACATTTTCTCTAGAAAGGACTTCCATCCCTTGATCTCTAGCGATGACAAATTGAGACGGATTGAGTTTTTCATCAATGTCTCTGTCTCTACCTGTTATAAAATCATACCATGCCATATTTGTTTCTCTGTATCTCTACCCATTTTTGTTGTTTCTTAGCTGTTATAAGTGTTGGGCGTTTACCATATATACCATGTAATCTCATGTGGTGGCTATGGCAAAGTGTAACAGCATGGTCGTAAACTTTATCGTGTTCTTCTTCAATGAATTCTTCACGAATATCTAGAATTTGTTGTTCTTCGGTTATGACTATTTTTCTCTTTCTTAACCATAATTCTAATAACTCGGTTAATCCGTAGAAGTGGTGAAAGTCTAGTTCTTCTGTACTGCCACAAATGTAACATTCCGTTTGTTTCTTATAACGCGACTTGGCCTTATCTCGAACATATTTAACTAAATCTCTTTTTAAAGTCATAAACCTACTTCTATATTAGAATTGTACCAAATATTCGAGCATATGTCAAGAACTATTTTTTGAGGGGGTATATTAGAAGGATGTAACACTTGTCTCGAATGAATAAAGTGCGTATCGTAAGGCGTCTGCCATGTGACACGCATAGTTATGTTTAGGTTTTTCTCTTAATAAATTTGGGTTTGGATCCCATTGATACTGGTCTAAACTTATTAGAGACTCTTCGCATCTCTGGTGTACTGTTAATCTTGCGTTGTCTATTATGCCACCTACATGGCCTATACCATCAAGGACTGATTTTTTAGCATTAATAGTAGTAATATCATAGTTCTGTGCAAAGTCAAATCTAGTTTGCTGTGCTGCGGAATCAATATAAATATAATCAATATTCCATTTATGTATTAACTTTTGTATCTGTATTGCGTGTTGCTCGGTGGTTCTTTCTGCGTCAAAATATTCATCTAGTAAATAGTATTGTGCGCTATCCCAATCGTACGCCATAACACAGAAGGCTGTCGGGTCTCTGTACCCTACGTCCATTCCGGCAAAGACATCCATTCCTGTAGTATCAAATTCGGCTAAATCTGCGACAGATTTCTCATGATCAAATGCCCATACTTGCCCTTCAAAGACATTAAAGTCAGCCATGTATTCCTGATTGAACTCTGACTCGGACATAGTCTTTTTAGCTTCTGCAATGTCAGTATCTGAAATCCTTGGATTTTCATGATAAGTTGCTTTGATTGAACACCACTCTGGAAATTCGTCTGAGAAGCCTCTGTGCCAAAACTCTGCAAACCAATTATTTCTACCCCTTGGAGTAGATATAAAAATTGCTTTAGAGTTTTCTTTATCTAGTGTAGGTCTTAGTGCTACATTGAAGGCATCTCTACCATCTACAAGTGCAGCCTCATCAAAGATAATTAAATCGTAACTTCTACCAACTACAGAGTCAACCTGGTTTACAGAACCCATACGGATTGTAGAACCATTTGTAAGTTCTATAACTTTATCTTTTGCGTTGTCTCTTGTAACTTCTAAGTCAAAATGTTTTATTAAACTTCTTTGAAGTTCAAATGATATTTGTGATAGGGAATAATTTGGGGACATAAGTAATACATTAGCTCCTGGAACTAACGTAATTAATTGTCCTATGATATTTGCAATATAAGTTTTGCCTTGTCGTCTAGAAACAGCTGCTGTAACAAAACGATATTTAGGGGAGTTAATTGCATTAATGATGGCGTGTTGTGAAGTATTAGGAGTAATTCCTAATAAATCCATATATCCATCTATAGGTAGTTTGACAAAACGGCGTTCATCAAATTTCATCAGACTGTCAGATAAGACGTCTGTTCTGCTTACTTGTATCAATGCAATATCTCGTCGTCAAATAGGTTTTCTTCATCTTCTTCTAGTATTCCTAGAACGAGAGCTTTGTTATATAAGTATACATAAGCGGCGGAAAGATTCTTAAGATTTTCTTCTGAAGGACTTAATGGTCTTGTTTTTTCAGTATGCATTAGTTGTTTCATAAATTTAGTACCGTGCAGTACTGTTTCATCCAACCATAATTTCTGCCCACTTACTGATGTCATCTTTTCTTTCCTTTGTGTAGCCCGTGAGAGGCGTGTTGTTTTCCTTTTTTACTAGCTGCTCTTTTCTTTCGATTCGCTGCTGCTAGTTTCTTTTTACCTGCTGTAGTAGACTTAAGTTTTGCTATAGTCTTAGCAGGGGCGTAGACTTCTCCAGTAGTAGAAGATTTCTTTCCACTGGCAGTTGTCCACTTTTGTTTAGTCCATTTTTTTAAAGACTTTTGAGATTTCTTCAAAGCCATTACTTTCTATAGCCTCCTCCAGCCTTTTTGTACGCTACTGCTAACATCTGGGCTTTTCTTGCAGACCACTGTCCCGGTGCTCCACCTTTCCCACCAGACTTTATCCTACTGAAAAGATTTTTACGCATAGTGGGTTTGGTATAGTTTCCTGCTGAATTTACTGTTGACTTTTTCTTAGTCGTAGCTTTTCTAGGCATTACTTCTTCTTTTTAGCTATAGCCATTTGAAGTCCTTTAGGCAACTTCTTCTGTGCTGCTGTTAATCCACCTGATTTTTTCTTTACAGGTTTCTTTACAGGTTTCTTCTTCACAGGTTTTTTCTTTCCATACATATTTTTCATAATTTTACCATTTAACTTTGTCGGCCCAATAAGCGGCGGACATCTTGCCCTTTTTAATATTCTTGCCGTGGCGAGCCTTAAAACTTCTTCTTTTTGCTTTCATTCTAGCTGACTCACCTGCTTTAGGTGCACCAGCTGTTGAAGCCCCTTGTTCTCCAAAACGAATAGTTTTGACTTTATCGCCTACTTTGGCGACAACAACATGGGATTTCGATTTATGACTAGGTGTTCTTTTTGGTTTATTAAAACCGGATACTCCTATTCTTGTTAGTCTAGGATCTTTAGGCATTAGTCTACTACTACTGGAGTACCGAATACGGTTACTGCTCCAGCAAAGATTTGGTCTGTTGGTTGTTTCTTAAGTATTTCTGTTCCGTATGCAGATACTTTAATACTACCTAGCGTAGTGTCTGCTGCGTTAGCTACAGTTACAACTTGTACAGTTGCAGTGTTATTAAAAACTCTAACATAGTCAGAATTTAGAAAGGTGGATGCGGCTCCTACTGTAGTACCGCAAGCTGCTTCTGCCCCTAATAGTCTCATTTTCATGATGATGTTCCTCTTTGTAGCAATTTATCCAATTGCTTGTCTCTAAAGTTACACTTTTTCATTGTTGTGTAATCTTTTAATTTGTGTAATTTCTCTAATCTTTTTCTATGTTGTATAGCCAAAACTGCTACGGATTTCTCAATCTTATGCATCTGGTCTACAAATTCAAATTTTTCATAAAGACTCATTGGTACCTCCTTGAAGGTAAAATAAGCCCCTCATAGAGAGGCTCATAATTGTGGATTTACTTCTCTTTCGCGCGGCCTACATTTAATGCACACCAATCGATAATTTTGTAAATCTTTTTCATTAAACCGTCGTCTACTGGTGTAGGCGTTAAGGCTGCAATAAGTGATGCACCTAATACGATTGTTGGAATTACTGAAAGTAATTTAGTAATCCATACTAAAAGATCTATCATATCTCTCCCCTCTATCTGTCCTTGCGGACACTTGGCTTAAACCCAGACTAATTCTGTGCCTGTGAGTAAACTCCCATTGAACCATGGTAATTTATTTGATGGTTTTGCATCAAATCCCATAATTCTAATTGCAGTGACGGACGAGCCATTAGATACCATTCGATATAATCTATTAGTATCTGCAGTAACAAGATATAAGCCTCCAAAGGCTCCACTAGTATTATTAAATTTTTGTACTTCTGTTAAATTTTTAGCAACTACTGTAAGTACAAATGACTGTACTCCATATGTAAAGCTGCTATTGATTCCTGCATAAACTCCTTCTCCTGTTGTTGTGAAGGATTCATCTGTAGAATCTACTGTTAGTGTGGATGAATTAGCATATACAACGAAGCTTTTTATTGCAGCTCCTTGCGGGTCAGGAAAGTTTTGTTTTAATTTATTTTCCGTAACAAATTTTACGCCATGCCCTAAGGATGAGGTGTAAAATTCTTTTGTTTGTATTTGTGTTCTATTCATTGTTATCGTTTGTAGGCCTGTATTGATATCTTTGAGCTTTTTTCTCTGCTCTTATTAAATCATCTTTTATATCAACTTTGCCGTCCCCATTTAGGTCTTTGCCAGTTAGTATATTCCATAATTTTTTTATCATATCAACCATAATAATACAAGAGTCATTACAACTCCTTCTCCGAAGGATATCCATAACATTGTATAATCTTCTAAGTGAAGCTTCTCTTGCCATCCTAGTAACCAATCTCTATGCCATCCTAACATAATTTTAAATTTATCCATAATAATACCCAAAAGGGGAAGAGTCGGGACCTATGATTTATTTCCGTGTCATGAAATTTATTCATGCGTTTACGCTTAGTATTAGGTCACCTACTCTTCTTAAAACTTTGAGAATCACCTCCAGTTAAGTCCATTTACCGAGTGGACACTCTGCCCATCTAATTTTAGTTTTGAGGGGCATGAAACAATTACATTCTTTGCAAGTCTTCCAAAACTTTTGATATCTTGGACACGTTTCACAAATCTTTAATCTTTCTTTATAATCTTTTTTGTTCACTTCAATGAAGTGGGTAGTACATTTCTTGTTTTTCGTTGCAAGTTCTTCTTGCGGGCTTGTAGTCGTCTGTTTCTAGCTGCCATTGCAGGGACTTCTTCAACTACGATCTCCCCTGTGTGGTCTTCAAAACCTTCCACTGCTTTAGCAAGGGCTTCTTCTATTTTTGTGTTAGCCATTTATATGTACCCACGCTGCTTCCTCTGAAGCAAAATGTAAAAGAACTCCTTTATCGTCTCTTACTTTCCAAGTACCTCTTGCACAATACATTTCCCATCCTTCAGGTAGTACATTTTTTACTACTGTTTTAGTTTTTGCGGATTTTGTCAAGTCTTTTTTGTTATATTCTAATTCCATTATGTCTCCTAATGTATAGTCATCATACTGACTACAATTCCTGCTAAAGTTATTAATAGAAAGCCTGCACATCCAATTAAAATTGTTTCTATTCTATTGATTAACGTTTCGATTCCATTAAACCTACCGTTACTATCTTTTTCAATAGAGTGAATTTTATTGAAAATAGTTTTCCATCGCTCTGCACATACAGCTTCGTGTGTAGCTAGTTCTGCTGATACTTGCTCGACTGAATCCATGTTATTCTCCTTTAGCACTTGTGGATATTTCCACATCTATAGTGAAAATTATATCAAAATATAGAACTCCTGTCAAGTACTATTTTCGTATGGTATAGATTTTAACTGGCTCGGACTTGCCTTTTACCGTTACTTCGTCTAGAAACTCATAATTATAACCATCTACTAAACTGTGCTCGGATATGATTAAGTCTGTGTCGTACTCTTTACAACTAGATTCTAGCCTTGCTGCAAGGTTAACTGCGTCGCCAAGTACGCTATAATCAAAACGACTGCTACTACCAAAATTACCGACAACACAGAGTCCAGTATTGATTCCCGCTCCTGTATGTATTTGATCCAATCCTTCTTCATTAAGTTCTTCATTTAATTCTCCTAGTGCTATTCTCATGTCTATAGCTGCTTTTGTTGCATTCTCTATATGGTTCTCATCGGGTATTGGAGCACCCCAAAATGCCATTATACAGTCTCCCATATATTTATCGATGGTACCGCCGTGTTTTAGTATAATTTCTGTCTGGTTATCGAGAAATCTATTGATTAAACGAGTTAGACCTTGAGGATCTTTCTGGTATTTTTCTGAAATCGGTGTAAATCCTCGGATATCAGAAAAAAGAAAAGTTAGTTGTTCGGTCGACCCACCCAATCTCAGTAATGTGGGGTCGTCCTGTAATTTTTTGACCAAGTCTGGGCTTACGTAGGTCCCGAATTGTTGTTTGATTCGTAATTTCAACAAATACTCTGTAATAAAACTCTTGAATGTTACAATGCTCCAAAACAAAATGGAGATAATTACGACACCGCTAAGGTCAATCAAGTAAGAAGATTTATAAGCTTCCAGGACTCCGTATATACAACCCCCAACTACAATAATTATCATAGGTAGTGAGAAATAAACACTTCTTGACGCTAGTAAAATCAACAGTAGAGCTAATAGAGCAGAAAAGAGCTCTACTGTTGCATTCCATGTCGGGATGGATGGTGATGTACCTTCAATAAGGTTGTGTAAAAGGTTAGCTTGTAGTTCATGGGCGTATTTCAACCCTGCTGGAGTAGGTACTGGATTAGCAACTCCTTCTGCAGTTACTCCAATAATAATAAAAGGAGCGTTTATAGGGGAAGACATGAACTGTGATGCAGTTTGTTTAGTAAATTTTGTATTCCAGTTAAGGAAAATTCGTGAATTTGGGTCTGTAGTTATAGTAGGGTAGTTAGGTATTCTTACTGATTCAATACCTGACTGTGTTGTTTTCAATTGGTAAGAAGGATCGCCTACTCCAACTCTTAAAAGCTCTAGTGCGAAGGAGGGGTATAGTTTATTTTGTACATTCACTACAAGTGGAACACGTCTAGTAACTCCGTCAATCTCAGGGGTTGCGGTAATAATACCTGCGCCGGAACGTGCTAGAGCTAAATTCTTTTCGGTACGTATAACCCCAGGATATTTAAATAACCAAGGTGTAGGATCTTCTCCTAATTGAGCAGTTCCTACATGAGGACCTACTCCTTCACTTTGTGTTGAAACAGCGGAGGCGAGTACTGTAGGTACTTGTAGCATAGCGGAGGCTAAAGTTAAATCGTTTTTCTTATTTCTCAAGTCCGGGTCTGGCATTATGACTGTAATGCCAGGCACAGCACTTGTTCTCTGTATTAATGAAGCGTATAAATCTCTCGGTAATGGATATCCCTCGTAAGCTTCTACTATTTCTTCATCTAAGTCTATTATGAGAATGTTCTCATTCTGCACTTCCTCAGTGCTCATTATGAGATAATCAAATACTTTTAATTCTAATATTTGAAAGGGGCTGGGATTCCAGATAAGGAGTCCCATAAAAATTGATATTAATCCTATGTTGAATAATTTATTCATGATACATATAGGTTAATAGTTGTAAAAGATAGTAACATAAATCCAAATACACATACTTGGACTATTGACATCCAAACGATTTGTTTCATAGGATGTACCTCTACTATTTTTTCTACCCAGTCTTCACTAGGGGCTAAGTTTACGGCTTGTAAGATTTTTTCTTGTTTCATTGTTGTGTTATAGTTATTGTTTTAGTACATTCTGCGGTACAGTTAAATACTGCAGTATAGCTTTGGTTAGTAGAACCTGTTTGAGTGACGTCTACTATATAGTCACTTGTGTTAAAAGTCATGTTTGCAGTATGAGCACCTACACCACTCTGGGTTAGGCTTACATCATTATCACTGCTATAGAAAAATATATCTGCATCTTTATTTCCAGAGTCAGATTGAGTAATATCTAGTTCATTTCTGTGGGCTATACCATTACTATAAACATAGGCGTTGTGTGCTCCTGTACCTGTTTGAGTTATATATTTAATACCAGCATCCCCAAAATCAAGTATCTTTGCGTATTTAGTATTACCCGTCTGAGTAATAACATAGTAATTATCATCACCAGAACCTAACTGCTCGGCAGTATTACTATTCCCTGTTTGTTTAATCTCACTTACATTATCATCTTCATCTTGGTCTACAATAGCTGTATTATCATTGCCACTTATTTCTATAGAATAGTTGTTTCCAATATTATTTGACCAAACTGTTAACATATTTGCAATATTACTGTTTCCGTCTACTTGAATGTTATAGGTTGCATTAGTACAAGTATGTGCATAATATCCTGTTCCACCAACTTCCGCACCACAAAGTATTGTAGACGAATTACCGTTTCCTATTTGTTTAACAGTAATTGAATTGTTTGTTCCTTTTGTTTTAATCTCTATAAAGTTATCCCCAGCAAAACTAAGGGGACTGATTAATAATAATAGTATTCTCACCGCCACCATTTATGTTTACCTCCATAATTACTCCTGCGTTATCTAAATATAAAGAAGTTCCTGCTGATGTATCTATACCTATCTCATATCTATTTGTACCGTCATGTACGAAATATATTCGTCCATCTTCTACAAATGTGTAGACTTGATACACGGGGTCGAAACCTCCGATAATTCCTTCTAATTCAACTCCATTTAGTTCTGTTACTTTACCACCAGACTTTCTACTTGAAGTTTCCATTAAGTCTAATAAATCTAGTAAGAACTCTACTCCCAGTAAATCTATATCTAGCCTAGTAACTTCGTCGTTGTCTTCGTCACATTCTTCTACTAGAGCATCACAGTCTAAATCTGGGGCATCATCAAAAAAGTCTTTGTCTAATTCTGCTGTAGGCGAAACGCCTAATTCTTGTTCTTCAACAGCAAGTACAACTTCGGGGGGTCTATTAACTATTAGCATATTATCAATAAGGTCTAGTGACATATTAAGAAGTGTTACTTTCGGCGTTGGTCTCTGTTCAAAAGTGGAAACCATTGTTGCCTGAAAAGCTTCATTAAGTATCTCTACTCCTGCTGCTGTTGTTACTGTTATTTCTCCTGAGGAGTTTCCGAATTCATCGGGAAGTAGTATAACGAGGCTTCGTCCGAGCTCGTCTACTGTTGTTGTGAAATCTGTCCCACGAATACCTATTTGGGCTGTGGGTGTTGTTATAGTTATGTTTTCTTTATTCATTTTCCCAAACTTACCACTGATAAATCTGGCTGTACCAGATGCCATGTTAAGTGCCATTTTAGACTTGCTTGGGTCTGGGTCGTAAATGTATTCATCTACTACTAATTTAGAGTGTTCTGTCAGTCTTACAACTGAAGAGTCTAGGAACTCTATGGCTAGTCTGCCATTTCCTGTTCTAACATCGTCGAAAGAAAAGATATCTGATTGCAATTTTGCAGTCAGAGACTCACCATTAGTTCGGTTTATCTCACCGGTACCCCGGAACTCAGATATCTCTCCTATCTCTGTTGCCAAGGCTGAAATACTAAAAAGTATTAACAGCCAGATGCGCATTGGTCTACATCGATTATTCCATTGGAAGTGGTCGATATTATATTTAGAACGTTTGTACTTGTGATATCAGTCTGGTCTACAGTTATTGTATTAGAACTTCCAGTTAGGTCAGCAGTGATCTGATGATCCGACTGTCCAGTCTGTAATGTTGTAATTGTGTTACTGTTTCCGTCAATATCCCAACTATTTATACAACCCACTACTTCACAGATGCCTGTTACTGAATTAGAAGTACCAGCGATTACGAAATCTTGATTACCCCCGGTTGCAGTGCTAGAAGCTCCCTGTGTCCAGTATAAAACATTGCTGTCTCCAATTGTGATATAATCAAAATCAGAACCTGCAGTATCCCCAGTTGCTCCAACAGCTAAAGTAGCCGCGTTAGAGTCACCAGTAACACTATATGTAAAACTAGATGAGTTGCCTTGTAGAAGTGATGCTAGAAAGGAGTTAGTATCTCCAATCTGATCAATATCTACGGTCATAGATGTTCCAGATAAAGTTGCTCTTGCACCAGTTGTACCTATGGTGTTACTAGCACCAATTTGGTCAATGGTCAAGGTTAAACCTGTACCTGTCTGAGTGATATAAATATCATTATTCCCAGCAAACGCTGTAAAAGATAGACATATCGCGAATAGTCCTAGTATCTTTTTCATTCTTTTTCTCCCAGGCTTGGGTAATTAAAATCCCAAACCTCTTTTTCGAGGCCTTGGACAACTAAACCGTATACAGCTGCTTCAATAGCAGCTCTTGTGGCGTGTCCAACAGCTTCGTTCTCTGTACTTCCACTTTCAAATTCAACGAGTTCTGTACCAAGTTCTATGAACCTAAATACATCGCTTCCTCCTGCGGTAGAAAGTATAGTCTTTGTGGTTGTAACATTTAACAGTACTTCTCCTGTTTGAACCAATACGGCTCTTAATGTTACGGTAACGATGTCTTCACGATATTGGTTTTTCATACCTATACCTAGGTATCTTGCACCGGTACCCCCAGTTCTTACGTTAGTATCATAACTAACTATACCACCTTCTATAATCATTCCTGCATATAGTAGTGGCTTTAAAATTGTTTTTGCTTCTCCCCCATTATAGTTCTCGAAAGTTGTTCTGACTAATTGTCTTTCTTTAGTTAGTGCATCTAAGCCCGATCTTTCTACAACTACAAACCAGTTGCCTCTTCCAGCGTCTCTTAGTGCTTCAATAAGTATATGAATTGCACCCTGAGTTACAGCTGTACTAAAACTAGCAATATTGTCACCACCTTTTCTTTGACCTGTTACGTCATTAAATTGGTATACAGCGACTATAGTTTTTTGGTTTGGGTAAGGTAAATTGAGTAATTGTTCTGTGGCACTAGGCTGTAGCATAGGTCCTTCTTTACAGATTAAGCCGGCACTACAGTTTCCATGTTGAGAGCCCATGCCAATAGAGGCACACCCTTGCAACAATAGAATTATTGGTAATAGATATTTAGCCCCCACAATCTGAGAAACAACCTCCGAAGTTGCCAATAGGTATGGATATAGTAGTTGTAGAAAGTAATACTCCGTCTAACCACTCTTCGACAGTAAGTGTAATATTTACACCGTCGTTTACCCAAGTTATTTTATTCCCTTCTAGCCATATGCTTCCTGTTACTGGATTCTCTAAAGTTCCGGGGTTAGAGTAATCAAACAAAGATTCTGATATATCTTTTGCTAGGGTTGAATAAATTCTTGATTCTAAGTTTCTTAAGAATTTTGCTAGAGTAGTATTCTCTGCTTCTCTTTCTGCATCTGTAAGTGCGTCTTGTGCTTTTTGGGCAAGGGTTTCTTTTCTTGTTCTTTCTTGTTCGTCAATAGTTAAATAGTGTGCGGATTGATTAATCCCACTAAAACTAGGTGAACCGAATTTGTGTACTATTTCTGTTGCGCTAAGTTCATAAGTAAGTAAAGGAACAAGTATGAGAAATAGAATTTCTTTATTTTTCATAATATACTCCATTTGAAACACTTTTGTGCATTTAGATTGGCAAAATTCTTAGCTGCTT